ACGCAACCAATGACAAATCATCAAGGCTGGATAAAACTCCATAGGCAAATTTTAGAATGGGAATGGTATAGCGACAATAATTGCTTCCGTCTTTTCCTACATTTACTTTTAAAAGCTAATCACAAAGAAAAACGATTTAAAGGACTTGAATTAAAAATTGGTTCTATTGTTACGAGTCGTGATTTATTAGCACGTGAAACTGGTTTAACATCACAACAAATTAGAACTGCTTTAACTAAGTTAATTTCAACCAACGAAATAACCAGCATTACAAGTTCGCAAGGCACTATAATTCAAATAGTTAGCTATGAAAAATACCAAGTATCAACCAGCGAAATAACAAACGAGCAACCAACGAGTAACCAACAATCAACCACTAACAATAATGTAAAGAAAGAAAAGAAAGAAATATATATACCTGAATTATCTGAATTTTTAGATTATGCAGTTAGTCAAGTTAAGTTCATAAACAAAGAAGATGTTAGACTTAAATACGAATCATGGAAAGTTAACGACTGGAGTGTTACAGTTAATAATAAAACACGTAAAATTGTAAATTGGAAAAGCACTTTATTAAATACACTTCCGTATTTACGTAAAGACGAATCAAAAAGTTACACACCTCAAATAATACACGAATAATGTTTAAACGACTTCAAGAAGTTTCAAGCGAACTATTTGCAATACGAAACGAATTAAACGTAAAAGGTAAATCAGTTGGTTGGGATTGGGATTTATTACCATACACAATCAAAGAGGGATGCACAACGTATATCGGAGCAGCACCAGCAAGTGGTAAAACTGAGTTATGGTTTGAGTTTTTAATTAATCTTTCGTGTTTACACAATTGGAATCACGTTATATTTTCCCCTGAGACTGGAAGTTCAGCTGAGATATTTTCCGAACTTTGTTATAAGTATATCGGTAAACCATACGCAAAACACGAAAACACAATGAGTTTATCGGAGCAAACAATAGCAGAGAATTTTATTAATGAGCATTTTATAGTAATTGATCCGATTGATGAGGATTTAACACTTGAAAAGTTTTATGAAATGGTTGATGAGATTGAACGTAAATACGAAATAAACATTCACACTACGACAATTGACCCTTGGAATGAGTTAACTGAAAACTATATTCATTCAGACTTAGGCAGGGAAGATAAATACCTTAGTAGAATTTTAGGATTGGCACGAAAAAACGCACGTAAAACAAACCGACATAACTGTATTATTAATCACGTTCGGGACCAGGCACCAATAACACGAAATGAACATACATTTTATCCAATGCCAACTGCTCGAGATTTTGCCGGAGGGCAAGTATGGTTCCGTAAAGGTTTATCAGTTTTAATTCCTTGGAGGCCACCAACTGGATTGACAGATAATGATAATAATGTATATGAAATTAATGAAGTACATTTGAAAGTAGCTAAAAGCAAACCAAAAGGGGTATCAAAAAACGGAACTTATAAAATGTATTTGGATATTGAAAAATATCAGTATTACATGATTGATAGTTTTGGAAGAAAAATTTATGCTAAACGCAACCCGTTACAAAAAGAAACGGTTTTAAAACAACTTCCTTTGAATGAACCCGATATAGTAAACGGAAAAGAATTACTTTCGTTTAGCGAAAAGATGAAAAATAACGATATACCTTTTTAATTATGCTGAATATAACCAACGAAGATAACATGCAGCTCATGGCACGTTATCCTGATAAGTATTTTGACTTGGCTATTGTTGATCCTCCTTATGGGATAGGTGAAAATGGAAGTACTAACAAAACACGTGGAAAATTAGCTAAAAGTAAAAACTATAAATCATTTGCTGGAGGTGATGTTTCAGCACCAAATAAAGATTATTTTATAGAGTTGGTTCGTGTTTCTAAAAATGTCATTATTTGGGGTGCAAATCATTTTATTGAAAATATACCTAATCAAAATAGTTCAAGTTGGGTTGTATGGGATAAACAAAACGGAGATAATGACTTTGCAGATTGTGAATTGGCTTGGACAAACCATAAAACAGCAGTTAGAAAATTTCAGTTTAGATGGGCAGGAATGCTGCAAGGTGACATGAGCAACAAAGAAACACGAATACACCCAACACAAAAACCCGTTGCACTTTACAAATGGATTTTAGCCAAATACGCAAAGCAAGGAGATAAGATACTTGACACTCATTTAGGTTCTGGAAGTATTGCAATATCTTGTCATGACTACGGATTTGATTTAACAGCTTGTGAACTTGATAAAGAGTACTTTGATAAAGCAATGGAGCGAATAAATAACCACACAGAACAAATGAAATTATTTTGAATATTAAACTAAACAAAAACACGAATAAATGGATGAACTGATTAGTTTATCAGACTTACAACAAGTTAAAATTAGCTATGATGCTATTGAAAAAGAACTAAGAACAGCACTCCAGCAGAATTTTAGATTAGAAAAGTTACTTATTGAGGAAAAGTTTAAAAACAAAGATTTACTATCACAAATAAATTTTAAAGATGCCACGTTGTAAGAATTGTAAGAACAAATTTGAAGTTGTTAGGTTTAATCAAAAGTTTTGTTTAGAAGCTGAGTGCGTTCGTGTTTGGGTAGAATCCGAAAAGGCGAAACAATGGAAAGAAAAAAAGCAAAAGATGCAACAGGAACTCGAAACAATACAAGACTACGTTAAAATGACACAAATCATTTTCAATAAGTTCATACGGTTACGTGATAAAGGACAAGTTTGTATATCATGCCAAAAACCAGCCTTAAAAGAAAATGCCGGACACTTCTTTAATGCAAACAATCATTGGAACGTTCGATTTGACGAAAGGAATACGCATCTCCAATGCGAACACTGCAATACCTATTTGAGTGGTAATCTGTTGGAATATAGAACCAACCTAATTAACAAAATCGGAAATTCCGAATTTCTTATTCTTGAAGCAGAGGCAAGGAAAACACGAAAGTTCACAAAAGACGAACTAAAAAAAATAATAACCGAGTATAAACAAAAAGTAAAACAATTAGAAAATGAAAGTAAACATTGAAACAGAAAAAAAACTATTGGTATTGTGTGGAGTATTACCAGTATTAGCAGATTACATTGAGGATTTAAATATGGAGTTCGTGTTTTCAAAAAACATTAAACGTAAAGCAAATATGTTAATGGATGAAATCCGACAAAATGACGAACGTATATTAAAGCATACTGATATGGAAGTAAACGCACAGCAGATAGATATTCAAAGAGCATTTAGGCAATGGATTAAAGATAATTTTAATTAATTATTAGTTATATTAAAAAGAATAACTATATTTGACCCAACAATTAAAACTTAAATTATGAGCGTAACAAATTTTGAAGAGTTCACACACGAACTTACAAGCGAAGAAATGGAGATTTTGCCTATCGTAGTTCACGGATTCCGAAACTACAAAAAGGCGAACCCAATAAAGTCGGAATTAATAGTAACCCGAATGAACGAATACCTAAACACGAAAGGTTATAAAACTAAAATGAATGGTCCGCGTTTACGTAAAATGGTTAACTACATACGTACAAATGGAATAATACCACTTATTGCCACGTCTAACGGATACTTTACAAGCGATTGTAAGCAAACTATCCAAGAGCAAATACAAAGCCTTCAGGAACGAGCAAACAGCATTGAACGATGCGCAGCTGGATTAAGAAAATTTTTATGATGCGAAAAAATTTACAAAAAACAATTAAAAATAATTCAAGAACTGAGAATGGTTATGTTACTTATATTGTTTTAGATAGGTTTGGATTTTTTAAAGTTGGAAGAACAAAAGATTTTAATAGTCGAATAAGACAAATAACCACTGCTAATCCTCACGTTGTAACTTTCAAAGTAATTAATTATGATTGCGAAAATGAAATTCACGAAATGCTTTCTAACTGCAGATATAAAAATGAATGGTTTGAGTTCTTAACTGATTATAAAGAAATAAAGAACCCAGTATTTGATTTTATGGATTACACGTATTTTAATATTTTATTATTTATATCAATGATAAATAAACACGGAATACAAAA